GCATGTGCCGTAGCTGCTGGCTGAGTAATCACCGTCAGTCTTTGAAACTCTCCAGTGTGCAATGGTCACGCCGCCATCAGCGACAGTTCTTTCAAGTTGTGCAATAGTCCAATTCATTTCTGTTTCGCCTTATTGTTGAGGAATGCAAAGGTCTCCATGAGCTTGTAAGCCTTTGCCACCCATACATCATCTTTTGGAGTGTCAGTATAGTTAGCAATAACTGATGCAATAGTAACTACTGATGTCGCTATTACATAAAGGTTGATTAAGTAGTCCATTTGTTATGCTCCTTCTAATGAATTATTACAGCGACTTCAGCGCGGCCATCTTCAAGAATACGATTGACTCTACCGACTGACAGCTTGTATTGAGCAAAGTCTGGGTCAGACACTGCCTGTCCATCAATGCTGCCATCGTCTGCTGCAACTGCGATAATGTAATCACCAGCAGTAGCGCCTTGAATGTTGACGGGTACTTTGCCTGAGTAGGCAATGCGGTCAACAAGTTGCCTAGCTGCTTCATGCGCTGCGTTGAATGCTACGATGTCGGTTTCATATTGGTCAATTACTTCCTGTTCAGCATCTTCAGCAGGGGCTTGTGGTTGTACACCCACTTGATCCTCACCTCCCCAAGTGTCACCTCCAACATAAGATGGATCAGTAGACTTGACTGCAAAGCGAATAGCCTCACTAAATGTTAGTGTCAGTATTCCATCTGCCTTAAAGCCTACAATATCGCCTTTAGCTATTGACAACCCACCGTTGCGTTCATACTCAGCGTAGTCAGCACCGCTGGCGTTAACTGTGCCGCCTGCGTTTATTGAACGTCCTGTACCACCCGCACTGCCAACTTGTATTGCCGTAGCCGCTGTGCTGTAACCTTGCAAGCTAACCGCATTGACTAACAAGGAAGCCGCTGTGGCGGTCTTTGTTACGTTTAGGATAGTGTTATTGGCGTTGGCTGGAGCAGTGTTCGGAATAAACACTGTGCTGTTAGTAAACGTTAAATTGCCGCTGGCGTCGATGCGCATTTTCTCAACATTGCCCGTGCCTAGCGCAAGTATCCCCGTTGATGGGGATATTCTTGTAACACCACCTGTGCAATTAACAATTAGGTCGGCTGATGTTGTGTCGGTAAGAACAAAAACATCACCCCCTGCGGGTTTAGAAAGCCCTAGCCTTGCGTCGCCAATAGGATTACCACCAATACCCACATTTCCTGCCTGAGAAATCGTCATTGCTGTAACAGCAGCAGACCTTACAAACAAATCATGTCCTGACCCGTCCTTTTCAATTATCCATTTTGTACCGTTTTGATTCGCTAAAATAATACCTGCGTTTTCTTGAGTTGTTGCTGAAGAAATACGGATATATGCGTCTGCGGGTTTTTGAACGTCAAGCAAATAATCAATGTTGCTGGTTCTGCCAATACCCACATTGCCGCTGGCGTCTATGACTAATCGGTCGTTTACATTATTAGTCTTAAAAGAAAACGAATCAGTTATATGACTGTAAATTATACGACCTTGCGCTGCGTTTGCTTGATCTCCAAAGTTAATAATAGACGCACCCAATGAGTCCGACGCAGTTAGCCTAAGCTGGGTGTTGGTCGCCCCATTTACGTCGAGAGCAACAGCAGGCGAACTAGTACCAATACCCACTGAACCACTAAACGTCGCCGCTCCTGATGTAAGAGTGGATGGATTAGTACCTAACTCTACGATAGCGCCACCGCTATCCTCTGTAAACAGACGCTTGTCCGTTACGTTTACAGCTAACTCTCCTTGTACCAAATCACCAGCAGTAGGAATAGATGTAGCTGTTGAACTGTTCTTTGTAATAATTTTAGTAGCCATTAATATGTCCCACCGTTTAGTGTTCCTGTAGTCATGTTATCTGCATTCAAAGTTGAAGAATCTGTAAGTTTAGTAGCAAGTGAGTTAGTTACGGTAGTTGAGAAGTTAGCGTCATCACCCAAAGCAGCCGCTAATTCATTTAGGGTATCTAGTGTAGCTGGTGCTGAATCAACTAGATCAGCAATAGCTGTGCTTACTTCAGTAGCTGCGTTAGCTGCGCTAGTTGCTGCTTCTGATGCGCTTGTAGCTGCTGCTGTCGCACTAGCTACTGCATTTGTTTCTGAAGAAAGTACATTAGCTGCACTAGAGGCTGCATTAGTTTCGCTAGTAGCTGCATTCGTTTCGCTAGTAGCTGCGTTAGCCTCACTTAAAGCTGCGTTAGTCTCTGAAGTAGATGCCGCTGTAGCTGAAGTAGAAGCAGAAGAAGCACTAGCCGCAGCATTAGTTTCTGAAGTAGCCGCAGAACTAGCCGAGTTACTTGCATTAGTCTCTGAGGTAGCTGCTGCTGTAGAGCTTAAAGAAGCATTTGTTTCTGAAGTACTCGCAGAAGCAGCAGAAGCAGAAGCATTGTTTTCTGAAATTAAAGCAGCAGCCGCACTAGAAGCTGAGTTAGTTGCTTGAGTAGTTGCTGTTGTAGCACTAGAAGCTGCGTTAGTTTCGCTAGTGGCTGCGTTAGTCTCTGAAGTAGAAGCGGCAGAAGCACTGGCTATTGCGTTAGTTTCTGATGTGGAAGCAGCAGAAGCACTAGCTGTTGCTGATGTGGCACTAGCTGTTGCTGAAGAAGCGTTAGCTGCTGTAGTTACTACGTCAGCAGAAGTACTGATAACGTCATTAGCTGTAGATGCAGCGTCTGCTGCGGTTAGTACTACATTGGCTGCTGTAGTTATTACATCAGCGGCTGTAGAGGCTGCATCTGCGTTTGTAGTTAAGACATCCGCTGCTGTAGAAACAGCGTCTGCATTTGTTAGTGCTTCGTCAGCCGCTGCGCTAGATGCACTAGCTGCTGCTGCGATAGCTGAGGCATTAGCCTCTGTTGCTTTGATTGTTGCTAGTTGGGCTTGTTCCGCTACATAGCTCGCATAAGCGTCTGTACTTGCATCCCCAGCGCCACCTGCTCCTCTGTATAACGGCATAGTACCCTTCCCTTTTAATAAGTATTAGAAAAGTAAAAGGGGGCCATTGCTGACCCCCAGATACAAAGGGTTATTAACCGTTTACTGCGAGTACGAACCCAGCTTCTGGACGTACTACCTTAGTGCCGTACAACATATCAGCAGTATACAGAGTACCGAGAAACTCTTGCTTGTACTGAGTCTGTGAACGAACACCCATCTGCTCCGCAAGGACTGAAGCGTCTTTGTGGATGAATTGAGCACCGCGAACGATACCACCAGCAGCATTCTCAGCGGCTGTTTCGAGGATAGGGCAGTTGCTGGTGACGTAGATATCAACACCATACAAGTTACCCAGCTTACCGTTAACTACAGAACGACCTTCTACGAAGTCAGAAGACACGTAGCGGTTGATGCCCATAATAGCGTTACGGAGTGCAGGAGGAATGACGAAAGAACGGTTATCCATAGGGACATCGTTGTCGTCCATGAGCTGGATCAGCTTACGGAAACATTCGTCAGTAAAGACATCAGCAGTTGCTACGGTGTCTACAGCATAAGCCGTAAGGCCAGTAGATGCATCACAGTAGTAAGTAGCCGTGTTAGTCCAATCAGAACCATCACCGTCACCAAAGGATTTACCCAGAGCAAACAGATCATCGTCTACTTGTTTAGCCAAACCATAACCAGCATCGCCGGTGTAGAATTGACGCAAAGAGGACAGAGCCTGAGTTTCTGTGATGTCTTCGATGATACGTGAATACTCGTAGTGCTTGTCGATGGTAACAACGACTTCACTCTCTACAGCATTCTGTACGGTTACTGCTTGATTTTCTACCTTAGCACTTGCTGCACCACGGGTAGGGGCTGGGATATGGATAGTATCGCCTTTCTTACCCTTCATCGACATCTTTTTGATGAGTGGAGCTAAGACTAGATTCTTTTGATAAGCAGCAATGATCTCATCACTCCAAATCTCTGGAATGAAAGTTGCTGCGCTTGTGTTGTCTACAAACCCGCCAGTTGCGGGAAATGTTGAAGTAGCCATAATATAGTTCTCTTAATAATAGTTTAGGATTTTACCCTTCCCTCAGAGTACGCCTTCATGATTTCATCTGAAAGCGACGCATATCGTTCTGGGTCAGTTCTCATAAGTTTAATAATGTCTGCTCGTCGATATACTTTTCTAGAAGAGGCTTCAGTACTACCGCTTGCACTGCCAGTAGATGCTTGTCTTACAGCCTTACTTCTAGTTTGTTTCTCAGCAGTTACAGCTTGACTGACTATGCCTTGACGTTCCTTCCAGTTAGTGAAGAGTTCGTCGGCAGCTTCGTAGTCGTACTGCTTATCTGCTTGATAAAATAACTGAGTCCTGATCTTAGAGCCTTGAACCCACTCACCGAACGATGGCGTAGATAGGATATCTGCCATATCTGGGTGTTTCTGCTGTAAAGTTTGTAGAGCGTTGTTCTTTCTTATTTGAGTGTGGAACTGCTCTGCTTGCTTTACTTTAGGGTGGTTATCAATAGCTCTTTGTACTGCCTTCTCAGGATCAGAGAAAAAGTCTATCTCGTCTTCAGTCTCTTCTTGCTGTGTATGATTATTAGCCTGCGCTGGCGTGAGTTGAGTCTGGATGTATTGGTCAACAACTTTTCGTAAGTCTCCAACTTCAGCACTCTGTCGGCCTAAGAGCTTCTCAGCTTCTTGATGCATCCGTACAATATCCTGTACAGACTTTCCTGCGTACTTATCTGGAATACCTTCTTCTTCTTGAATAGGTTCCTCAGTAAACTGAGCCTGTTCTTGATCGTTGTCTTCTTGATCATCTAAACTGTCATCGTCAACAAATGTAGCTGCCATCATTAAACTCCGTACCGTATCGTATTATGGAGGACTATAGTATGGAAGGTCTCAACTAAGAGTTTGTCTTCCTTTCGTGTTTGATCTGTTTCTCCCTGTTCTTAGCCCACTTCATCGTAGCTCCGGGGAAATCCCCTGAGATAGGATCTAGCTTTGTACGAACAGGTGAAATGATCCGTTGTGCTGTTTTAGCACATAAACCGCAAGGATGTTCAGTTACGTCTGAAGAAACAAAACCCTCAGTAACGTGATTGTCTGAACATTGAAAGTCATAGATTAAGCGCATTATGCTTCTTCTGTGTTTTCAGCTTCTTCTTGCTGTTGTCTTAGAGTCTCTAATTGATTCTCTAGATTTAGTAGGTTAGCCAGTATCGTTAACTGTCCCTTCCGATGGAAGAGTTCATCGTTATCTTTTACTGATTCTACTGAGTTGATGTGGTTTGCGTTAGCATTTAAGTCTTTCATCAAATAATCCCAACCCTCAGAAAGAAACAAATCTTTCATTGCGTTGTAGTATTTATCGAACTCTATTGCTTGAGCATCTTGTTGCATCTGTTTCTCCGAAAGGACAGGGGTTAATGTAATATGTGTACTACAAGTATATTATACCATACTTTTGATTAAATATCAAGTCTTTTTATTCTTTTTTGCAGCTTCCATTTCCTCCCTAAGTGCAGCTACTTCCTTGTTGATTGCTGCAAAGGCTTTGTTGATCTGATCCATAGCCATTTTAAAATCTCTATCGTTTACCATTATCTTACTCCGTGAGTTAAAGTGGTGGTGTCATAGGCATAGGTTCAGCCTGTGGTTGTTCTGGAGCAGGAGGAGGAGGAGTAGCTGCTCTCTGATTTTGAAGCATTACAGATTGCTCCTTAACCCTCAAATCCTTCTGCTTCAGTTTAAGATCGGCTATTTTCAACCGGCGCTCAAACTCTTTATCGTCTTTAGTACCTACCTGTAGGTTAGACGTAACTGCTTTAATCTTCTGGATCTCAAGCTCTTGTGGTATCGCAGCAGCTTCTGCTTTGATCTTCTCAGCTCTAGCCATAGACTCAGCAGCTTGACCGTTAAGAGCATCAGTCTGTGATTTCTGGAAGGCAGCTTGTGCTTGTTGTTCAGCTTGAGCAGCTTGTTGTGCTTCTGGGTTGGGCTGTTGTGCTGCCTGTAGGGTCTTGATGATATCTTCTCTATTGGAGATATTCATGTTGTTGATTATAGACTCAATCAAAGCAGGATACGCAGGGGAGTCAGGAGACATAGTCTGCATCAACTGGACTAGCTGTGTAACCTCATACTCACGCGCCATAATACCTAAGCTGGAAGAAGCAGAGAACTTATAGTCTGTTGCTTTGTAGTTATCTGGATCAAACTGCATGTATCTAAACGCAGCCTTCTCCACGAAAGGAATAAGGAATGCTTCCTGAAAGTTAATCAAGGTACGCTTATGACGCTTAATTATAGCTCCTAAGCTCATAGAGATACCAGCAGCAGTTGCTTCACCACTGACTTGACCACCAACACCCGTAGAGTCTACAGCGCCTGTAGAGGTCTGTACCATACGCTGAAGGGCATCTGCCTGTGCAAAGGTGATCTGACTTACCTGTCCGAAGTTGAAGGGGTGGAGGATCTCA